GCTGCCTTAAGTATCGTTATTTGTTAAATCATAACCACCGGCTAAGCCGGTGGTTTGTTATTCATCTCTCTATCGTTCGATGAACCACTGCTAAAGCAATACAACTAAAAAACACACCCTGCCTGAGTGTGTTTATATCATTGGGATAAATTCGCCGATGGTTTTAAGATACTCCATTACCTTTTTCATCATCCCGTTTTCTTTCAGATACTCAATGCCCACAGGCGTGATGTCTATATCCTCTAAGTCCATGATTTGAATTCCGTTAATATACTCCTTTACTCTAAAGCCTTTTACGTATCCGGCTTCAAGCATTTCGGATAATATTGTATCTCTATATCCTTGCGGTATTTTTAGATTATCTGCACTAATTTCAATCAGACTGACCGGTTCAGCCTTCTTCTTTGCTACATACAGGTCCTTTAAGATTTCAAATACTATTCTGAAATAATCATCCTTTGGCATGGGGTACTCCTTTCTAATTCATATAGTAAATATTGTCATATATTTCCTGGAGCTTTTTACCCTCATCATTGTAAAATTCTAACTTATCATCAAAACCCACTTCAATTATTTTTTCATATAGTGCGTCTAGAATATTCGCGTCGCTATTCAAAAAGTCAACATCAAAATATTTTTGTAGATACTTAAAATCTTCTGCTTTATATTTCCAAACACTTTCCATACATTTGTCTCCTATCTTTTAACGAGTTTTCTTGGGTTGCATTGAATCAATGTTTTTGTATCCGGATTAATTGATATATTGCATTTATCATTTTTCAAAAGAATGCTACGCTCTCCCGCTTTGTTTACTTGTTCTTTTCCTACTCTTCCCGCTTTCAAACAATCAAGTAAATCTTCTATAGAAACGCCGGGTCTATTGTATTTCCGGTTTAGTGCCGAATGCCCAATCACTCTACTGACAAAATGAGATGTATATCCTTCTATCTGCAACCCCAACGGAGTTTGCACCCCCACCAAATTATTTTGCACTGCTCTACTATATGCATCATACACTTTATAACTTAGTAATGGGCTTATTTCTCCTTTACTTACTAAAAATCTATAATTTATTAAATTCTTGTAGGCAGGAGAATTATTATATTTTGCATCATAGTATTTGTCAAGCACTTTTAATTCGCTGCTTTCAGCACCGATTGACTTTAACCAATCTAAATGGTGCTTAATTGCTACATTCCTTGCCCTTTGCGCAGAACTTCTATCAAATCCTACAATCTTACCGGATGCATCCTTTACGGCATGAACTTGAGTTCTAGTTGTATCAATGCGCCTATCTGTAGCCTTGCAGAAATGTTTCAGCTCCGCTTCTTTGCGCTTTAAATTAACCGCAGAGCTCTCCATCTCGTATTTTAGACTCTGTATTAAGGTATCATCTTTTGCTTCGTTGTAAGCAGAATTTAAGCCAGCTAGATACCTCTTTTCTGCTCGAATTGCTCTTTCGTATGATCTCTGCTTCTGTCCTGCTTCGTAATTGGTATATGTCTCGCCACCATATTCATAGGTTTTGCTATCCAAACTATCTAGGTATTCCTTCGAGTATGTTCTCTCAGTCCCTTCGTAATAGGCGTAAAAACTGTGTCTGCAGTTCCACCCACAAAGTCCTTCGCCCGTACCATAGCCCGTAATATCATAAAAAGAACCATACCCTTTACTTTTCCCACTAAGACTGTATACCCCACCTTGCCAATCCGCATGTGACGGTCTCGCTCCAGAATGTGCGGTAACTTCTACTAAATCCGTACCTATTTCGTCGCAGTATAACATGTTGAGTTCGGCAGAAGATTGATTTACTCCGGTGAGCACTGCCCTGCGTACTGCAACATCAAGCTTGTCGGTGTGCCCTGTAGGGTATTGTACAGTAAGTCCTGATTTAGCAACCTGTTTGATTGCATTTTTAATAGCAAAATCATAAGTAAAAGCACCCGAACTTACCTGCATATTAGCAAGATTAACGGCGTTAATAAAGGCGTTTTGTCCTTGACTAGCAGTGGTCCTTGTAAGATTCTTAACCACTCCTTTAGTCTTTCTTATATGAGATGATAGCAAGTTACCCATTGCAACATTTGACGCATGATCTATAGGCGTCTTTCCTGCTATTGCAGCTCTGAGGTTCTCGCTTTCCATATTCTCAAAATTAGCCTCTTCGAAGACTCTAGCAATTTCCGCTTCCGTCAAGCCCGATACCTTAGATATGCTATTAACAATATCTTTATATAGTATGTTTTGCTGCGTTAGTTTCTCCGCCTCAAACTGTGCACTTTCGGTCAACGCTCCCGTCTTAACGATTCGTCTCGCAATATCTGCAACAAGCTGCTCATTAACCAAGTCCATCATCCCTAGCAGATAGGATGTGCACTGTGCCAAGTATTCAGGGCTAAGCATTACTCTTCCTCAGGCGTTCTCACAGTTTCAGGCAGCATCTCTTTTGCCTGGTCCTCTGTTACGCCATACCTTTTCATCAAATAGATTTCTTTTCGAATTAGTCCGGACGTAGCCTCTTGCATCATCAGCTGATTTTCTGTCTTGCTATCAACAATCAGGCTATCATCGAAGTTAAACGACACATCGTATGTTCCTGCTGGCGCGAGCTTGTATAGGCTCGTCCATACATCCATCGCCTTAATTAAATCCTCTAGTGCGTTCTGTAGCGACTCCTGAATCTGAGATACGAATGAATACGATCTCTGTTTGCTAAACAAAACCTCTGTAGCCGTTCGGTCCTCGTCCTGGACATCGGATAATGTACCATACGCTAGACCACATGCGAACTCAATGCGTCTTAGTATCTGATTAAAGCCATTAAACAAGCTTGAGTCTCTTATCTCAGGGCTAAAAATTTGATAAAAAGGTTTTTCGGATATGCCCGTATCTATGCTGTACTGACGGAATAGTCGCCCCTTGCCAGATGGCAAAATAGTATTTCCGTTACTGTCCTTTCTGAACAGCGACTCTGACATATCTACGGCTAGCTCTGTACCCTTAAACTCCCACATGATACGTGCCCATTGCTCATCTGCCTGCTTAATAAGTTCAGCGGCTTTTGAATATACAGATACTCCGAATGGACTTTGCCTATTCTTGTTGTTTGCCTGTGGAATTTTGAAGTATGAGAATAATACACCCGGCACATTTTTAATTGTCGTGCGCTCTTCAAGGTTCTCCCATTCCTGAACATCAGTCAAATTTATCTGATGACCAAGCACGCCCTTTTGCTTGCTATCATATGCTCTGTTTTGAATAATGCAATACTTTCCATCAAAATCATGTGATTCGACTCTCGTGTATATCTTACCGTCACGAACCACCTGTTCAACAAACTGACAAGAGGTTATCTGTCCGGAACCGTTAAATCCAGTAGGCACAAATCTATCTGCTTGGATAAACTCAACGGATATTGTATCACCCTGTACAAAAGGCTTGAGTATAATTCCCCCAAGCGCACATGCATACTCAGTCTGAATCCTTAGCCCTGATAAAACCTTTCTATATGCCACATTCAGAAAATCAGCTCGTTTGCTTCCCGTAATCTCCGATTCCATCTCAAGCGTAACTAGTCTCGCCAGCTCAGATGACACTGCAGAGGGAATGCCTGTGCTTGTCACATCATCCTTTATCCAGGGTGCTTTGTCTTCATACATCGCAGACCACAATTCTATGCAATCGATTGTATTGTCATCTAAAATAATCGTGCTAAGGACCTCTCCTTGCGCCACACGCTCCTTAAAAACCTTTCTAATCCACTCTATTATTCTGTGAAACATATACTGCCTCCTAATAATCTATCAATCTCTTTGCGAAACGCTCGATTGTATACTCAAAGCTATCTAGTGAGTCTATGTCGCTCGTTCCATCATCAAGTCTTACGTTCTTTGTTTTTTCCTTTGGGTCCCAGATGCACGTACTCAAAGCTAGAACCAACGATTCGCTCAAGTTTTCGACATAAAAAAACCGCCCTTGAGCCATCAGCCTAGCGGTAAGGTTGATTCTGTTGTTAACCTCGTCTTTCAGTGCATTATGAATGCGTATCCATCCAAATCCGTTTTGCCTTAATGCCTGTCTAAAACCTGCAATGAGTGTTTGTTCTGCATTGTCACAAAATATGTCTGTAACGGTACCATATCGGTTAATGACTTCACGAACAAAGTCACAAAACATCGATTCCAACATCGTGGGTGGTATCTCAGCATCTGTACACGGAATCCTTTTCGATAGCAAACTAATCACATTCTTGTAATCGGATGTAATCCCTGTTGCCACGAAAGAATGTGCAGAGCCTGTTCCACCAAAGTCGACTCCGATGTAGATATTCATGATTCGAGGAATTGAATCCGTCCAAATATGCCTTTTAGGATTGTCTGCAAAATTCCTGTATATAAGCCCCTCAGCTATACACCTTAACCCTAGAATGTCTCTTTTGTACCAAATCGATGTCTGGTCATACTGACTCTTTATCTCGGCTCGTCTTTGCTCTGAAATGTTAATGTTATCGTCAATCGTGAAGTGCTGGTAATTGTATCCACCGAGCAATTCTCCTTTTGCAGCCTTTGCCTCGTACTTGTCAATATACTCTGTGTAAATGTCAGCATTTGGATTATCTGGGTTCAAATCCCAAAAGAATTTACGCTTGCTTGCTGCAGCGGTACGGTTAAATGCCTCTTTGATAGTGTTGTCGTGATGCAAATTGATTTCTGTAGCAATCCACATTCCGTACGAATTGCCTCGAATCTTTTTAAAGCTATCTGCTTTCGCACCGCCCGCAAAGATTACAACCTTCTGTCTGCCACCTGTTGATGGTCCTTTTATAAACAATGC